CGGCCCGCCTGAGCGGTTAATACTTTCAACAGGAACGCCGCCAAACGGCGCCCGAGTCGTATGCGTGGGGGCATGGGGATTTCTTCCTCATGGACCTCCAACACCCTAGCATAGTGATTTTCAATTACTACGCTTAGGGAAGGATGCCAAAGAGCTTTAACAAGCCCATTGTGCAACTAACGTTCTGTTCGTCCTGAATGTGGCGAACAGCCGTAGCGCTGGCGCCACGATATTGATTCGTGACACTAGCTCGATACTCCCGGTAGCCAACGGTGGCTTTCGGTGTAGCACGCGGAATTACTTCATAGTTTTGAAATAACTCCCGTATGCGCTTATGCTCTTGCTTTTGCTTGAGCAGTAGTGCTTCCATTTGGTGCTGTTTAACAACAGCATTGATGGACTCCCCGAGTCTTGGGTCCTTGAACCCAACACTACGGTTGTAACTCGGCGGTACGCGAGTTGCAGGCTCTTCGACGATCGATTCCTTCGGTCGTTTGAGAGTATTGAGCCAGTCCCAAGTGAGTCTTGGGTCTACCTCGATGGTACGCAGAGAAGACGTTTGCCCTCTATGCATACTTCCTAGCGATTCTGAAACATGCGTAACAGGATCTACTAGTGTCGGGTCTACTGGATACATTTCCATTAGGCGGGACAATGGCCCTGTCGAAAGGGCCTCCTCTACTTCCGGGGAATCCATTCCCGAAGGTAAGGAAGATGGTAGAGGTTCTTTACCCTTACCACCTGAGAGCCGCGATTGAAATTCTTTTGCGACTACTGAACCAGAGAATCCAAAAAGTTTTTCTTGGAATTTCGTGGTGGAGATTTTCTCTCCTACAATGCGCACTAGGATATTTACCAAGTGTAGCACTGGCTTCGTCAGAGGGTCCCCCATGAGGACGCCTCTTTCGAGCATGATGAAGTTGGGGTTTTGGAAAGGGCTTTCTAAGTCCCACTTTTTGCCGTACGCAGCCATTGGGCCGCGTGCTTCAAAAACAATAGGGCGAGGGCTATAACAAGTCCTCATCACTATCATCTGGAGAATAGGTGGTATTCCACACTTATTCATCCAGTAGCGAGAGATCATAGAGGCAACCTCATGATTCATCGCGTCTGTCGCGTTCTCGTAATCTGTCGAGGACATGAAGACATCCCGGTAGGTAGTGGTTTTGATCCGCTCCCCGTCGGGCTCGTTAACGATCTTCTCCGATAGAGGATCGAAAGCGATATCCTTACCAGAATCAGTGAAAGATTCTTTAAAGGAATTCCACGCGTGTGATGCTTTAGACATCCCACTTGCGGAGGATTTAATCTTGGTTAAAGGCCAAGAGCAAATCTTATTTACTACGTCGAGCACAACTTTGAGCGCGGCGGTAGCTTTGGTGACTGTCCGGGCTTTTCCCGGCTCAGAAACCATTACAAGGGCGGCCATAGTGATTTCACTAGGGTCGGCCTTAAGTACTACATCTAGGCATGCCCAGAATATGTAGGTACCAGAGTCGTTAGGCTGATATCCAATCTGCCCGACGATCTCACCGCTGAAGAGATCCCGTTTTGGTACGGTTTTCCCTATAGCACCCAGATGGACAATCTCAGAGATTGCCTGTATGGTTCCGCCTTCTTCCTGGGTCTTTTCCCAGCAAGAAGCGATTGTCACGGTAACACGAGCCTTAGTGTCAAGGCCCGTGAATATCGACTGATCTATTTCCTCATCGAGAGAAGATAGAGCAGCTCTGATGACAGCCTTCTCAGACCCCGTGAGGGGCGGAGGCTTGTCTGAGACGGTCTTAACGAATTTACGTTTCGACTGCATCTTCACAATATCGGGCGGCGTACCTGCTGCACGAGTTTGCGATAAGAGACCATCCACCTGTGCTAGGCGGAATGGTTTCTCAAAAGAGCGAGTGTGCCTCCATACCGGAAGCCAGTCGTTCAACCAACGAGGTACTGCAACTAGTTGCTCTGCCTTGTCGGACAGGAAACTTTCTAACTGATCACGGTTAGAGAGGTCCTTAAACCGTTTGCGAAGCTTCTTTAACTCCGCATAACGGGTAACAATGTCGTGATAATTCTCATTTATCTCGCCATCGTAGAATTCGTCGCCTATCAAGGCGCTGATATTCTTAAGAATGAACAGGTCATATTTATGCCATGTCCATCTCTCCTCCGGAATCGACATATACCTTTGTATGAAGATTCCGTCAACGTACGAAGAAGTTCTATGAATCTCTTTGCACGATGGACTGTCGAACGCGGATTCGAATCTGCGTAGACCGTCTTCC